GACATTTATTCACCCCCTTTATAATCTTTCTGTTGTTAAAAATTCGTCAAATGAAAATTTATGTATTGCATCTCTCTTACCTACTGTTCTTTCCCATACTTTGATAAATCGTTCTTCTGAAAAACTTGACGTCCAGAATTTATGAAACAACTTTGTGATGTTATCTTGTACAGGTTGTGGTAGTGGTGGATACATATTCGTATTCAAATGAAAATGTAGTGCTCTATGTAAGTCATCTATTGAATAACTATTGTCAACAATGTCTTGTACCGTGCCCCTACCCATTATCTTGACCTCTCAGTGATGACAAAAGGAAAAGAATATTTATCAAAGCCTTTCTCTTCTAACTTATCTAAAAGTTTAATATTAAAACGCCTCAAATCTTCATAAGCTTTTTGTCGTGTTTTCTCAAACCTACCTACCTCTTGTATTGTTACTTTACTTATCATGATAACTCCCTTCTAAAAGTTAATTAAGAACCTCTGTTTGTCTAAGGCTCGTTTGGTGTACAAATAATTGTACCGCTTTTGCATAAATCTATCTAGTCGTTCAGACTGCTCGAAAGATTTAATTTGTTGTTGGTATCTCCATGTAAATCGATTGAGAAAATCCAACTCGTGATCTAAGTCGATCACACGTTTACGTGATTTCATTTTATTACTTTCTTGACATCCCATTATAATGAGATAATATCAAAAGTCAATTAGAAATGATAAAATTTATTTTAGTTTTTAGCTTAGCTATTCTATTAGCATATTGCTCTGATCAAGCTCAATCTCTGTACTATCTACATCTGTTATAGATCTATCTTCAATAACTTCGTACTCACCATTGACAACTAGACCTTCTCGGAGCTCTTTCAATTTAGCTTCGAGCTCGGGTCTAGACATCTTGTCTAAACTTCCCGTTACTACTTCTTTACGATCAATATATAATCCAACGGCTTGGCCTCTACGATATTCAGCATTTATGGCCGCGGCATACTGACCGTTCTCAGCCGCCATATCTCTCAACCGTGCCATTTCTCTCATGTGTTTTGTCACGTCCAATTTAGAAGCTTCCGCATATTCTCTTTGCTTCGTCTCAATTGCTTCCACAACTTTAGGATAGTATCTTGGATTTCTTAAATTACAGGCCGCGGTGGTAGCAGACTTTCCAGAATACCCCGCTTCCCTTGCACATTCAGTCGGAGTTAACCGACCATTAGATTTACAAAAGATATCTACAAAAGCTTGTTGTCTATTCGACAGTCCTGATCTATTTCTAGGCATTTTTAGTTTTATACACTATTTTAAACCTTTTCAAAAGTCCTATATATATTTTAAATTCACTATATATATATAATATTTTCAATTCAGTACAGAAACCTCAGATAGAGATGGGATTGTATGGGAGAAAGGTTACGTGAGTTACGTGGTGGTTACGTCTAAAAAAGGGTAAAAAGTAACCATTAAAGGTAGTGTTTTCAATGACTTATTGTAAAAGTTACGTGGGTTACGTCATTTTTGAAATAAATTTGGTTTTCATTTCTAAAAAAACTTTTTAAAAGTTCCATGTACCGTGATCCACGTAACTCTCACCAATTTTCCTGCCCGAATGTCCCATGCCTAGATGTCGGGCCCACCCATAACTTAACAGAAGTCCGCGGTTTTCTGCGTGTCCGTCACGAGACTTATATCATTTCAATCTCGACATGCATGGTCTTGATTACTATAGTCCCACATTCTTGAGACAAAGTCAATGGTCAAAACCGTCGCACCCGTAAGAATCTTTTTTCACGGCCTGCGTCAGAATGTACCTTTGACATTGTCCCATTAATATGAGACTATGGAGTGTTACCGAAAGGATAAAGTAATGGACATCGGATATAAAAAAGACGGCAAGTTTTACAAATTAGTCGTAGGTAAGTCCAAAGACAAAGATTTACCTGACGTTTATTTTGTTCAACTTTATGCGTTTAATGAGAAATTCACAAAACGCGAAATGTTAGTCAACGCAGTGGTTGACAGTGTCGATATATTGGGGGAAGAAAATGACAGGGGTTAAAGCAGTAATACGTTTTTCCACGGCGTACGAAAAACTAGACAAAATAGAAAAAGACGTGTCTGAAGTTAAAAAGTGGCTTCATGAAGACTGCATCGACAAAAATGCTAACAATCATATTGAGAAGTTAGAAAAGACGTTGCGGATGATTGACTCGCACCACGGTCTACTAGAATACGCCAAAGAAAAACACGGCGTGGACTTAGATGAGATCTGGGATAGTTACTATATCAATGAGCGTGGTTACAAACCCGAGGAGATATTGAAATAAAGGGTCAAAAACCCATTTTAAGACCGCTGAGGGGGTGTTTATATGCCCCCTAGTGTCTTTATACCCCGTAATTACAGAGTTCTTCTGTGAAAATTAGGAAATTTACCTTCTTGCTTGTATGTCATGTAAGCGGCATACCAATCTTTCTTGTATTCTGACTGACAGAATTCTTTGATTGTTTCTTCTTTGTCATCGTTCTTAAAAAAATTTAAGAAATGGTTCATGGATCGTTTGGTTAAATTAAACATAATGGTTCTCCTTCATGTGACATTTTTATCCGACCCGTGATCCGTGATCCATTGTTGATTTCGCACGACAGGTATGTTAGAATCCCATTAAGAAAGGATCATGAAATGAAAATAGATATTAGAACAGACGAGTGTTGTTACGTTGAAATAGGGGGATGGGTAATTTACCTTGATGACTCTACAGATGAAATGATTATAAAAAAATGGAAGAAACGATGAATAATCGATACGGTAGAAATGGCAAACAATACGAGATCAAATTAAATTATAAAACGTTACAGTATTTAAGTACCGTTCTACATCAATACAAAGATGACGGTCTTAGAGACACCGCCGAAAAAAGATCGGCGCACGATCAATCGACCGAGGCCCTACGACGAGGGATCGGTCAAGCGTATGAACATTTTTTATCAAAAGGAACAAAACCGCGAAAGTATCATTTTGGAAGGAAGAGTGCGTAATGGGAAAAGTAAAAGCGTTTTTCATGGACATGGAAGACGATGCCAAGACCATGACAGAAAAAGATTTCGTCAATAAGTACGGCGAACAGTACCAATACATTTGGCGCAATGAACAGATATGGATTGAGTCGAAGAAAAATAAAAACGACAATCCCGACGAGGGCCATGAGATGTGGGAAGGCGGCGGATGAACTGTTGGCACTGTAATTTTGAATTAATTTGGGGCGGCGATCACGACATCGAGGAAGAAAATGAAGAGTACGCGATCGTGACAAATTTAAGCTGTCCCAAATGTGAAAGCTTCGTTGAAGTATATTATCCAAAGGAAAAAGATGAAGGACAAGATTAACCCCAATTACTACCGTGGCAAAATAGAAGTCGCGGACTTTATCCGTGAATACAAATTAGATTACTTTGAAGGTAACGTCGTCAAATACATTTCACGGTGGCGAAAGAAGAATGGCATTGAAGACTTAAAAAAAGCGCAATGGTATCTAAACTATTTAATTAAGTCGCAAGAGAATTAATAAAAATTCTCGAAGTATTGGCTTACGTCAAGAATTAATTTGTCACCTTCATCATACTTTTCGCCTAACTTTTCTAAATCATTATTAACCATACCTAGATAATAATGAAAATCCTTTCTCATTTGTTTGAAAGCGGGCTCATCTTTTCTCACCGCCTTAAATCTCTCTATATCATCTTTAAACTTTTCAAAACTTTCTTTGTTGGTAATCTTTTCACCATATTTATCTTCAATCTTTTTTACCTGCATGTCCATTTTATTTAAAACTTTATCAACACGATTTAAATAATTTTCAAAAGATCCCTTACCTTCATAAGGTCTATTAGTTTCTCTATCATAAACTTTTTGTATTTCTTCTAAGTTAGCAATTTTATTTGGCTTCATAATATAATCTTCAGCCTTCTTTAAAATATCTTCCAAATCTTCAAGAGGCGTTCCCATTACTCCTAAAATAGACTCTCTTGAATCATAACCTGCTTTATTTAAATACTTCATAACCGATTCCATTACTTTTCCACTATATGTATCTGCAAAAGCGGATCTCGGTTGTTTTTCTTTTTCTTCTTTTAAATTTAATATGTCGGGTAAACTATCGGGATCGGGAGCTTTGTTCGGATCTTCTTCATCATCTTTTTTTGGTTTTTGAAACGGAATTATTTTTCCAGACTCTTTGTCTTTTAAAGACATGATGCCTTCAAAATCAATCATCGCACTACCACTAGACTTACCACCTTCTAAACCTCTTCCAATGTCTTGAGCAATCGCGGATGCTTCGTCGTCCCCGATCACTGCATCACCAAACTGACCGATGGCACCTTGAGCAATTTTATCTGCGGTCTCGGGATCAACACCCGCCGCCTTCAATCGATCGGCAACCTTCTTAACATTAATTTCTTTGGTTAAACCTTCTGATGCTCGAGATATACCCGAGGTTCCTGTTGCGGCTTTAAATACTTCTTCAATACCTTCGGGTTTCTCTGATCCCATATATGTCGCTCCCCCTAAAGTGGGAACTAAAGAGGCTACGCCACGAAGAACATTGAGTGCTACCATGCGCACAATATAACTTATTTCAGCGCGTTTTTGAATTCTTTAATTATTCGGTCGGGGTTTTTTAGGTATTTATGACTGCGAATATGGATCTCATCTCGCTCATTCATTAAAACAAACCATCGATTAAGATGTTTCCATTTTTCTCGATTAGTGATTTTAGGAGGCATATGACGTCTATCCCCCTTACTCTTGGTTCCCTTACAATCAACAAAAAGCGATTTACCTGTTTCAATATTCACAACAACAAGATCAATTGGCCCGAGTTCCGTGGAGCTTGTATAGACGACATAGTTCGGATCTAAGTCTTCCAAGAACTGCGTAATCATTCGCTCTACTTTCCTACCGAATTTATGTCGGGGTTCTAGTAATGGCACCGTTGGTCAGTCTTGACTCGTCTAGGAAAATGCAATGCGGAGGAAAGGATACCCAGACTTGGGATAGCTCGAACAACGGTGCCTTGTGGGAGGGATAAAGTAAGGAGTGAGCTATCCAAACTTTTAAAACTCTTTTTCTTTTACAAAAAACTTTGGATCATGATCATTGATTTGTAACTTCTTTTCAGTTAGCCATCCTTCGATAACCTTGATTGAATCTTCTAAATTTTCGCCGATATCGTATCGAGCGTAAGTGATTAAATCACTAATGGCTTTCTTCAACTGAGGACTCATGGTGAACTCCATTCGGTTTGGTGGGCGCGATGCCGTTGATTCTCTCATATTCATTATCAATTAAATAACGAATAAACGATCCCATGGACATGTATCTTTCTTTCGCCATAGGCGCAGCTTTTTTATAACTTTCTAATCGGACTGCAACCGACTTATATTTTGCGGTATTCATGGGATAATCTTATAAAATTATTAATACTTTTGCAACTAAATAAGATACAATATTGAGATGAAAATCTTTCTCGTTTTAATAATGTGTTTGCAGAATCCAACATTACCCTTAGATAAAACATGCGTCGCATTACCCACACAAGAAACATTTCAAACAATCGACGATTGTCTCTTCTTTGTTGAAGATGTTAAAAGACAAGTGTATCGCTCCGATGTGTATGTAACAGGTTTCTGTACAGCAAAAGATATTATTTAGGAATCATCTTTTTATAAGGTTCTGCGTCACCATTCTTCGCAACATACCATGTATACTCAGTGCTTGAGTTTACCCATATCTCATTAGATACATTTAATTTTGTAAAAGAATCAGTGACAGCTTGTTTAACACTTTCCCAATTGTAATCATCACCGATCATTACACCGTCGGGTTTTAACTTTGGCCACCAATTTAAAATATCATCCTTAACTTCATCATAGGTATGAGCACCGTCGACACTGATTGCATCAAGTGAGCCATCTTCAAAACGATCTAAGAACTCTTGATTATCACTGCGTCCTTGTAAAGGAATAACCATTTCTCTTCCGATAAAAAATTGTAAGTTCTCACGAAAAGTTTCATACATTCTAGATAGATCGATGTGAGCATGTTCTTTACCACTACCTTCCCATGTATCAATACAATATATTTTTACATTTTCCTTGTTCGCGTTCCAAAAAGATGTTGCCAAGAAACTTGTAGAGCGACCCATAAAGGATCCGATTTCCACGATCTTAGACTCGTCGGGTAAGTTACTAGCTAATTGAGCATACGAGTCTTGGTAATTAAACCAGCCCGGTATTTTATGATAAGTTAACTCCATTCTATATCTCCTACGTGATTCATAATTAAATCCACTCCTTCTTCTCTTTCTCTTAATTGTTCTTCGTACTCCTCAAAATATCGTTTTAAGTTTCCCGTAAACTTTTCTTTGACGTCTGAATCCATCATCTGTTCATAAAAAAAATCACTGTTGGTAAGAAAGGTACAGTCTGACGATAAGAATCTTTGTTCTTCTTCGTTTTTTCTAATGGGAACTATAATCTGAACAAATTCATGAAAGCCATCCTCATCGGGATAGCTTCTCTTTCTTCTTTCTTTCTCGAAATCAATAATCACTACTCGACAGATTGTTCTTGATACATCCCCTTTAGTTTAAAAATTTCTTGTCTCATCTCTTGTTTGTCATCACATAGTTCTTCAATTTTTTTCAACGCTAAGTTATACGTTTCTTGCAGAGACTTCAGTGCCTTCTCTAAATCATGTATTTGTTCCATATCTAACTCCTTGTTATTTTCTTGCTTTACCGTATCCGCGTTTCGCGAGACGGCCAGCGTGTTTTATTTTTTTCTTAGTTTTCTTTACTTCTCCGCCCCTTTTTAAACCTAGAGCAGTTTTTATTTTTTTTAGTCCCCCGCCGATAAATCTTCCTAAATCAGATCCCATCTTATCCTTATCTAATTTTTCAAATTCATCAGATAAAAATTTCCCAATATCTTCAGACGTAGGGTTTTTGTTTCCCTGTTCTTTAAGAATTTTTTTAGCCATCGCTTCATTAGAGGGATTATTTACAAAATTATCTCTTTGTTCAATAGACATAACAACCCTTATATACTACTCATCTTTTAAGTTCAATTCTTTTATCTGACCCCAGTTAGGCCCTACTTCAACGTCAACCTTTGATTTTACCCTAAGTTCGACACAGTTTTCCATCAAATTCTTTATTTCTTTCATCTCTTTTTCGCTTGACAAACTCAAATCTAGCTCGTCATGAACTTGAATATGCGCAAGGTATCCTGCCTCGTATAAGTCTACCATGGCTTTCTTTGTTTGATCAGCGGCACTACCTTGAATTAATCTATTTAACGCTTTGTAAGTAAAGGCACGCTTGATGTCTTTTCCATATTCTCTTTCCGCTTCTGCTCTTGGCAACGGTTTGTTTATACCAAACTTGTTAGGTTCCCATGATTCAAAACGACAGACACGACCTAGTAATGTTCTTACAGTTCCTACGTCACCTGCTTTTTTAGAAGCTTGATCGATTAACTGTTTGACAAACGGAACGCGAGAATGATACTCCTCGAACAATGCCGCAGTATCATCAATGTCAAGACCGAGTTCGCTACTTAGCTTTCCCTTACCCATGCCGTACATCATACCTAAGTTTATGGTCTTCGCCTGTTTACGATCAATTCCCGCCATATCAGCCACGACTTGATGGAAGTCGGCGTCGGTATCTTCGTATGCTTGTATTACTTCGTCGGCACCTCTTAGACCGCCCATGGTAAGCTTTGCAAAGTGAACCAATATTCTTGGTTCTTGTTGTGAATAATCAAAAGTACTCCAACGACAACCTTCTTCAGGTATAAACAAACTTCTGATCAGTGGTCCGAGAACCTTGTTCCTTGCAGGAACTTGTTGAAGATTAGGGCTACTATAACTAAAACGTCCTGTAACCGTACCCCCACTTTCACCTCGCATTTGATGAATCTCAGCGTGAATTCTACCCTTGTGTTCATGTTTTAAAATTGTGTCAATAAATGTTGTGCGTGCTTTATTTATTTCCCTAGCTTCGTTAACCATTTTGGCGATCGGTGAAGGGTGAGTTGATAAGAAGTGTTTGTTGAAAGAAGGTTCATTAGACCTCGGTGTTTTAGGATAAGTAATGTCTTGAGCATCGAAAGCCTTTGCAATCGATCGAGCTTCCCATACGCTGATCTCAACTCCCGTATCTCTTTGAATCTGGCGTAATATTTCCTTCTCCTTTTTATATAATTCGCCTTTAATCTTCTCTGCTCTTTGTATGTCAACCCGTACTCCTTTCTTTTTCATCTCCAAT